ATGTCGGTTTTTCATAACTGGCTGCTTGATATCGCAAGCGGGAATTACTTTATCTACATCAAACGCCTTTCTGCAAACGACACAGGCGCAACAGGTGGCCATCAGGTCGGACTTTATATCCCCTCAAATATCGTTGAAAAGCTTTTTCCATCTATCAATCATACTCGCGAACTGAACCCTTCAGTCTTCCTTACTGCGCATGTATCATCCCATGATTGCCCTGATACCCAAGCACGCGCAATTTATTACAACAACCGTTATTTTGGTAAGACCCGAAACGAAAAAAGAATTACGCGCTGGGGGAGAGGAAGTCCATTACAGAACCCTGAAAATACAGGAGCCCTCACAATTCTTGCTTTCAGGTTAAACGAACAGAACACTGACTGTTCCGAGGTAGATATATGGGTCTGCGTCAATCCCGATGAAGAGGATATCATCGAGTCTGCTATTGGCGAAATCATACCTGGAACCCTAATTTCCGGCCCTGCCGGACAAATTTTGGGCGGATTGTCTCTTCAGCAAACTCCAGTAAATCATAAATATGTTATTCCTGAAGACTGGAAGAAGCGTTTTCCTTCTGGAAACGAAATTATTCAATATGCTGCTGGCCATTATGCTAAAAACTCCAAGGATCCAGATGAACAACTGATTGACCGTCGGCGTGTCGAGTATGATATTTTTCTACTCGTCGAGGAATTACATGTTCTTGATATTATTAAGAAAGGATTCGATTCCGTAGATGAGTTTATTGCATTAGCCAACTCTGTCAGTAATCGACGTAAATCAAGGGCAGGTAAATCACTTGAACTTCACCTAGAGAAGCTTTTTATCGAGCACGGACTACGGCATTTCTCCACTCAGGCAGTTACTGAAGGTAATAAAAAACCAGATTTCCTGTTTCCTTCAGCAGAGGCATATCATAACGTTGAATTTCCTGTAGAAAACTTACGTATGCTGGCAGTAAAGACCACCTGCAAAGATCGCTGGCGTCAGATACTGAATGAAGCAGATAAAATCCATCAGGTACATTTATTTACGCTGCAAGAAGGTGTTTCTTCAGCACAATACCGAGAAATGAAAGATGCGGGTGTCAGACTCGTTGTACCATCAACTTTACATAAAAAATACCCAGAAGCAGTTAGAGAAGAATTAATAACGCTCGGAGCATTCATTACTGAGCTAATAGAACTTTACGCTGAACTATCATAGGCTGACTCCCGGCTTAAAAGGCCGGGAGGTGTTCTCAAGGCTGCCCAGTCTTACCAGCATCAGCAGAAACAGCTTTGAGGATATAGGGTTCCAGAAGTCTGGCAACGGCTTCAAATACTGGCACCACAACGGAGTTACCGAACTGCCGATATGACTGAGTATCTGAAACCGGAATACGGAATGGTTTCCCTCCAGGTTTTTCAAACCCCATAAGGCGTGCGCACTCTCGGGGAGTCAGCCTGCGTGGTCGACGAGCCTGGTTACTCTCATTCATAAAGTCAGCCTCTCCCGTTGCCATATCCCAACCACGATCAATAAGAATTTCTGATCCGTCTTTGTGATATCTGGCAGAAAGTGTGCGTGCAATGCTTTCCTTATTCTCAGGATTGACCAACCCAAAGCCAAAACCATTCCCCTTGGCTGCATGCTTTTTGGCGTAGTTATAAAGGTACTCCCATAGTTTTGGCGTAAGTATATATTTACTGTCGACTACAGGCTCCAGCAATTCACCAAATGATGGGCGGTGTTCCGGATAAAAACGACTGATATCACGCAAGGTAAACCCCTTGTGAATATTCAGATCTCGTCTAAATCCGACCAGAACAATGCGTTCACGATGCTGAGGCAAAAAATGCTTCCCATCGATAATCTTTGGATCGTTTTTTCCCATTTCTGCAGCATCGGCAACTTCGTAGCCCAGCTCGTCAAGGGTCTCCATAATGACTTTGAAAGTTTTACCCTTATCATGGCTCTTCAGATTTTTGACATTTTCCAGCACAAAAATTGCCGGTTTTTTTGCTCGTATAATACGTGCCACGTCAAAAAAAGTGTTCCTTGTGCTTCACATTCAAAACCATGCGCACGACCAAGTGAGTTTTTCTTACTAACACCAGCAAGGCTAAATGGCTGGCACGGGAACCCTGCAAGAAGCACATCATGATCCGGCACATGCTCATCAATATATGCATAAGCATCCGTTTCCAATACATCGGTTTTATCACTCAGCGTGACTTCCCGAATATCGAGATTGAATTTATGCACCTGTTCATCGTTAAACCAGTTGGCCTTGTATGTACGCACAGCATCTTTATTCCATTCACTGGTAAAAACACACTGGCCTCCAATGGCCTCAAAACCTTTCCGTATCCCTCCAATTCCAGCAAATAAGTCAATGAAGCGGAAAGCATATTCCGGATGGTTTGCAGGTGGTTCTGGTAGCATCTTACGCAGAAGAGACTCTTCTACTGAAGTCAACGATTTTGGTAAACACTTGCCATTAATCCAGCGGTTAATGGTTTCACGGCTCCACTCATTTTTTCCGACTTTTCTCAGTAATTCAGCCACATACTTCTGATCATAGATTTCCAGCACTTTCTCGATAAGCTTTTTATCATTTTCCTGTCGCAGCTTTTCTTCCGCCTCGGCTTCCTTCAGCAGATGCTGTGCCAACACTTCAAATTCAGACATAATTCCTCCAAGGGGTCTAATGGGTGAAACTCTATCACTCATTCAACCCAGAAGGAAATGTTTTATCTGGATTGACCTGCCCCCAGAGTTAGATACAACCTTCAGTTAGTAATGTCGGTTGGTTTTTCTTCATATTTCCCGTTTCGTCAGGCTGCGAAAATTAACGCCACGTTCGCGCAACTCCTCAACCAGAATGACCAGATGCCGCATACTACGCCCCAGCCGATCCAGCTTCCAGACAACCAGAGTGTCACCTGCCGATAATGTCCTGAGCAGTTTTTTCAGTCCCGGCCTTTCGGACTTTGTACCGCTTATCTTGTCTTCAAAAATCAGCTCGCATCCTGCACAGTTCAGCGCATTACGTTGTAGATCTGTGTTCTGGTCATTTGTTGACACACGTACATAGCCAATAAGCATGGTAGATCTCCCTGACAAAAGCAGGAATGATGCCATTTGCTCGTTATTTCTGCATTTTCATAAACGTTGGTTTGGGAGAATTATCTCTGGCTGGCACTGCATCGGGTGTCATTGGTCTGAATGGGTATGTAACGATTCCGTTAATTATTTCAGGTTCCCGGAGAACACTGATTATTCAGTGGGGGCAGGCGAGATTTGGTGGGTCTGGTGGTGAAGATGCCGGATATCTTAATGATTTTCCTTTTGCCTTTCCGTCAGCATGTTATGGAATGATAGTTAGTCATGTGGGGCATGCACCTTCAGGCGCAGGAATCCTGTCGGCTTCTGCAATTACATCAAATAAGTTCCGCGGTTTTTCAAGCATAGCGACTGCTGCAAACGCTGTATTAGGTCGTTATATCGCTATAGGAGTGTAATATGTTTTATAGTCCATCTTTAAACATTTTTGTGAATCCTGCGCTTAAGGATGATTACATTAATGCAAATTCATGGCCAGATGATGCTCTGGCTGTCAGTGATGATGTTTATAATGAATTTGCAATCAATACGCCCCCAGATGACAAAATTCGTGTTGCAGGAAAAAATGGATTATCCACATGGGCACTAATACCTCCACCATCACATGAAGAACTTATTCAACAGGCAGAAACAGAAAGGCAATTATTGCTTAATCAGGCCAACGAATACATGAACAGTAAGCAATGGCCTGGCAAAGCAGCTATTGGTCGTCTGAAAGGTGAGGAACTGGCACTATATAATTTGTGGCTGGATTACCTGGACGCACTGGAACTGGTGGATACCTCCAGTGCTCCAGATATTGAATGGCCTACACCTCCGGTAACTCAGGCCAGCTAATCTCAGGAGCCGTCGAAGTGTCGACGGCTTTTACTTCTTTTTTGTAGTCCATCCAGGCGGATAGTTTTCTTTATCTGTACTGCTAATATCACCAAGCATTAATTCCACTCGCCAGTCAGCTGTGACATTATCGGCATGAGCAAGTAACTGCATTCGCTGATTTTCCGCACGTGCGACATAATCAATCGCCGGGGATTTTAGTACCGGTAAACCATTTTCATCTGACGTAATTAATTTACCCCCTTCCTGCTGTCCGACAATTAATTCATTGTATAAGTCTGTACATATCTCAACAATGTCAGCAGGCATGTCACTGTTTATACCATCGAAGAAAAAACCATTAGTCGATTTTGAGAAATAAATCATAGATATACCTATACACCGATTGCTACCCAAAAACAGGACCTTTCATATTTGACAATTTCTCCCTGAGATATACCGCCAACAATTATATAGAACTGTGATTTGCTGATATCAGAACAGTTCGCTATGCCCATTGCAGATATACCCGCCACCGACGTTGTATGTGGTACAGCCAACAGCGCAAGTGAACGATTTGGGAATGTTACCGGGTAAGTCACCGTATAGTTTGATGCTCCACTGACTATACCCCACTGAATAATCAGACCTGAAGGGAGTTTTTGAAAACCCGTTGATGAAAGTGAACTGGCAAACGCCGCCATATCCGGAATTTGGTTTTGCTCGTTACCCACATTTCGTTTTGCCGCTTCTCCCAAACCAAGGTTTTCGAGAGCCTTTTGCACCGTGCCGTCCAATTTGATATCGCCAAACGGATTCTTGCGGCTTAACAGCAGCGCACGAAGCGCGGTAAGCAGCTGGTCATGCCGCCCCTTCTCCAGGCTGGCACCGGAGGCCTCCACAACGCTGCAAAGCTCCTCCTGCAACATGTCAAAGTAGTCATCATCCAGATCGGTGGCAGGCGTACCAGTCTGGGGATTACCACGGGTAAAACCGTTCTTACCCGCGCCGAACTTATCCTTCTGCGCGGTTTTCGTGTCTATACGATGCATGGATTACTCCGGATAATCGCGGTTAATCTGCTCATACCTCAATCTCTCTGACCGTTCCGCCTGCTTCTTTGAATTTTGCAATCAGGCTGTCAGCCTTATGCTCGAACTGGCCATAACCAGCGCCCGGCAGTGAAGCCCAGATATTACTGCAACGGTCGATAGCCTGACGGATATCACCGCGATCAATCATCGGTAAAGCGCCACGCTCCTTAATCTGCTGCAGTGCAACAGCGTCCTGGTTTTTCGGAGAGAAGTCTTTCAGGCCAAGCTGCTTGCGGTAGGCATCCCACCAACGGGAAAGAAGCTGGTAACGTCCAGCTGCGGTTGATTTAAGTTGCGGGTTTAGCGTGACAAGTTTGCGAGGATGATCGGAGTAATCCGTGAATAGCTCACCACCTACAATAACGTCGTAGCCGTGATTGCGGGTTGGCTGTCGCCCGTTATCCGTTCCTTCTGACCACGCCAACATATCGAGAAAAGCTTTACGCTGGGAATTTAGTACCTGCATAAATTACTCCTTCGAGCTACCAAATTTGTTGCCGATTACTCTCATTGCAGCACCACGAATAGCATCGACGCCGATCAGCCCAACGCCGCCACCAATGGCAACAGAAAGTGATTTAGGCCATCCGACATACTCAAGCGCGGATGCAAAGGTCAGCGTCAGAGCGCCACAGAGCAAAATCTCGAGCGTTTTTCTCTTCCAGCCACCACCACCGCCAAAATAGGCAATGCGCAAGCCAGCCATAACGATCGACATAATCACTGCGCCCAGCGGTGTGTCTCCACGCCACCAGCTCTGGACCAACTCCAGCCAAGTATTTGGGTTATGAGGCATTTGTAGTTATCTCTCACCTCGCTGATACAGCAGGTGCAAATTGAGGAAACATCATGTACCGCAAATCAGAAGCGGAAACGTCAAAGAAGCCGAGCCAATGGATAACTGCGGGATAGACTAGGCCCAACGAATCCCCAGGCCCAGAAACGACAAAACCCGCTCGACGGCGGGTTTAAGCTGTGTGGCGAAGTAACCACTCTTAACACAATACAATACTTTTTGCGTACGCGTTAGTGTTTTGATAGAATTTTCAGCCACATAAAAATCCATTCTTATAATTCGGGATATATAATGGATATAACTTGTTTAGAATGTGGCAATGTTCTTGACGACCCAACTGTAGCTTGCGATAAATGCGGTGCCACGCCTCATGTTGTAGTGCTGGGCAAACAATCGTACTTTCCTATTGGTGCTGTAACAGCAAATCTTGAAAAAAATGATTCAAGAGCATTTGATTATCGATTAGGTGAAGTTTGGGATCTAAAAAATGAAGTCACATCTGAATTCATAACCAGAATTGAGAAAAAATTTAGCCGAAAAAACAAATTTCATAACTTCCTAGACTCAGATCACAACCCTTCATCCATTCCTACGATCCTAAAAAAATACATTAATAAAAATAATGAATTCATTGATTTATCTAGAGCTATAATAGAGAAGCTTAAACATAATGCTAATAACGAATCGAGAGTTGCCCAACTTCAGGGGGGGAGGCGTTGTTTTCATCCACTATAAGTCTACCGAACCAGAGGATTTGGGGAAACTTCTAATCGTAATGGTTGATAAACAAAGCGCCTATGACTTTGATTCGGATAAGTTGACCCCAACAAGATTAAATCCAATTAATACCGATGCCTTACGGCAGGCTGCGATGTTCGATTTAACTTTATTCGAAGCCAGTTATCCAGAAAACAAGGGTGACTCATATGTACATTTCTTGCAAGGTAAATCTAAAAGCGATTTTTTCAAAGACTCATTAGGTTGCCGACATGATTCGGACAATAAAAGAAGCATTCAGCAATTATTCAGTGCTATAGATATTTTTGCTAGTAAAAACTCACTCGGTCGTGTACTGCGTGATACTATTGACAATGAAGTTAAATCCTTACTGGAAAAAAAATCAAAAGATAAACACGGAAATAAGTCCGTTAAGATAGAGGATATTTCAAAAATAATTGACTCATGCCTGACTGATTCACACAAATGTAAGGGAACGTTTGTCGATTTTGTTAATCTTAATGGTTTCCAGATTGACCCTCAATTTGAACCAACTCCTAAAGCAGCTGAAAGCGCGCTTACAATTGAAGTGGCAGATAACGACAATAATTTTAAGTTGAAAATAATGCGTGGAGCTATTGGAGACGAAAAGTCAAATAAGCCTGTAATTCTCACTGACAACAAATGCGAAATTGTGATAAAATTGAGTCAGGCAAATTATGATGAACTCAAAAGATATAGAGACAGCTAATAATGACAATTGCTGATGACTTATCAAGATTAGCGCAGATTATTAACGGAGCCTCAAGCAGAGTTGAGGGCTACTACACTGTCATAAGTCTTGAAGAAAGCATTGTTATTGTAAATAGTTCTGAAATAATTAGACTGTTACAATCTATAGGTTATAAAAAGGCAACAACCTGCATCGAAAATAATGAAATTTGGCTAGATCGCCAAGCTTCATCTTGGGATGACGCTATAATTTATGAGAATGTTGAGTCTTTTTGGTCTAGAGTAAACACCCAAAACGCTCTTCCGAAAAATTATATCATCGGAACGCCGTTAATACTCCCTACTTCTAAGAATGAAAGCATCGAAAAAATCCATATTTTCTTTATGTGGAAAGATATCCTTTCATTAATTGCTGATCATCATAACAGTGACTGCTCTGTCTTATTTTTCACCAATGAAGACAAAAGTTATACAGTCGAACTCACGCATTTTTTACAATATAGCGAGATTAATCGCTTATCGAACTCGTCTCTTAAATATGAAATTATAAAGGAGCTTCTCGACACAATAAAAATCAATGATTTACACAAAAGCGAGCGCAAGCTCGTTATACGCTCAGCCATAAACGAAGTATTTAAAGCAAATGGTACGTTCAATTTCTTTGACTTGCTTAACTCTACTGAACTCGTCAGGAAAAAATATGATGAACTATATGAGATTTACACAAAGAGGTTTTCTGTAAATAAAATTCTTAACGAACTCGATGAGAAAAATCTTGAGTTCACGAGTAAAATTAACGAATTCATATCATCTAATCAGACAAAAGCATTGACTATTCCCGGTGCATTAATAGCAGCTGGTGGCTTAGTGAAGGCTAATGAAACAACCGAAGCAATATTGATTATCGCAGGACTTTGGATGATAAAAAAAGTCAATTACATTTCTATTGAGATATTCAATGAAACATTCGACAACTTACGTTCTCGAGTGGAGTCCGCTTTCGATAAGTATTTAAAGTTTGAAGAAAATAAAGAAATCAAAGATAATGCAGATAGTATTAAGAGTAGCATTACAGGTTTGATTGATAAAGCTAAAAAAAGGATGAGAACTGTTAAATATCTCGCATCAGCCATGTTTTATGGAGGCCTTATTTACGTTGGATATAAACAGTTCCCAGTCTTTTTTGAAAAATCGGCAGTAAATCTATTTTATTTTTTATGCCATACTATAAGCTAACATTGCTAAACAGCCGTCAACAAACCCCATTGCAGTTTGCAGTTCCTTCCTAATTGTGCCATCAGAGCATTTTCTCTTCTTCGCAATAGTGCGTAATGAGATACCGATAACAAAGTGGGCGATGATGAGCTCATATTCCTCTGGTTTATACCTTCTCAACCGAGCCACACAACTGTCTATCATGATGCCTTCGTCATCATCACACTGAATCCGTGACTTTTTGCCATGAGGTAAAAGTCCCTTGAAACCAGCCGCTATCGGCTGCCAGTCCACTCCGCTATTGTCTGAAGCAGCCCAAGCTCCCCAACGATCCATTACTTCATACATATCACGCATCAACTTTCTCCACAAAATCAGGCCAGCACACCAATTGCCAGCGCACGATCGATAAAACGAAATATCAACTCCAGCTGGGAGCCATACTTCTCTTCAAATGCCACGGTAGCCGGAATGTGCAAGTCAATGAGGATGCTGATAAGACGCCTAACCAGCGTGGCGATTCGGTTTGACGCCTGGGAAGAGACCAGGGTGCAACGATGAGGGCATTTATGGAACCGCGACAAAGTGTGGTGCCGTAACTGGCTAAGTGCTCTCTGCGTTGTGGTAATCCGCGAAATGGCGCGGCGGTAAGTATGGCGGGGTTACTCTTTCCCCGTTGAGGACACCGGGTTGTCAGGTTGACCATACGCCTGAGTGACAACCCCACCACAACTGCCATTGCTTTGGCGGTACCAGTTTTTTCCTTAGTCCTTTCTGGCACCGCCCTTTTTACAAAACAGAGAAGAGCATCACCGGACGATGGGCTCATAACCCAATCCATCCGGCAGTGACTACCGTAGGTGTTCTTCTCTGTTTTGTGGAGAAACTAACCGCCCCAGCGGGGGCATTTATGGAAACGTAATTGACTCAATAATCGCCGGATGGCGAGGGATTCTTGCAACCAAAATTCAACGCGGTGCAGCGCATATAACGTGGAGAACGAAATGTCATTTATTAAAACTTTTTCCGGGAAGCATTTTTTTATGACCGGATAAATAAAGACAACATCGATATTAACGATATCGCGGTTTCACTTTCAAATATCTGCCGCTTTGCAGGACATCTTTCACACTTCTACAGCGTCGCCCAACATGCGGTGCTTTGCAGCCAGCTGGTACCGCACGAATTTGCTTTTGAAGCATTAATGCATGATGCAACAGAAGCGTATTGCCAGGACATCCCCGCTCCACTGAAACGCCTTCTTCCTGACTATAAACGGATGGAAGAAAAAATAGACGCCGTAATCCGTGAGAAATACGGGTTACCCCCGGTTATGAGTACACCCGTGAAATATGCCGATCTCATCATGCTGGCAACCGAACGCCGCGATCTCGGGCTTGATGATGGCTCTTTCTGGCCTGTGCTGGAAGGTATCCCGGCAACAGAGATGTTCAACGTGATTCCACTGGCTCCAGGCCATGCCTACGGGATGTTTATGGAACGCTTTAACGAATTATCGGAGTTACGCAAATGCGCATGAATGTTTTCGAAATGGAAGGGTTTCTTCGCGGGAAATGTGTACCGCGAGATCTGAAAGTGAACGAAACAAATGCTGAGTACCTGGTACGTAAATTCGACGCGCTTGAAGCTAAATGTGCGGCACTGGAAAGCAAAATAATACCAGTGTCAGCTGAACTGCCTCCAGCAAATGAAAGTGTTCTGTTATTTGATGCTAACGGAGAAGGCTGGCTGATTGGCTGGCGTCCTCTCTGGTACACCTGGGGACAAAAAGAAACCGGAGAATGGCAGTGGACATTTCAGGTCGGGGACCTTGAAAACGTCAATATCACTCACTGGGCAGTAATGCCGAAAGCACCAGAGACTAAGAAATGAGCGTGATAAAAACTCATACAGGAATTGTTATCACCCGAGACGGTGAAAAGCGGATGAAATTACATTCCACTGAAACGTCCTGGGTTGCCGGACGTTGTGAATCCTACGACAAAAAGACTGGTTACCGTTGGGGTGCACCTAACATGCGTCGCCGTCTGCTACTGGACAGCATCAGGCCAATAAAACAAGTAGCAACCAGAGAACAAAATTAATTATCAGGACTGGAATTTGATATTACTGCCCATGTGCAGCGGGCTAAGTGGAGAAACATATGCTGAACCTCGATTGTGTTCCTATCTCAACTTATTGCAAAGAAACTGGCGAAACTCCTGAAGCAATAAACAAACGTGTACAGCGCGGTGTTTGGCGTGAAGGTGTTCAGGTTTTAAAGGTTGAAGGCGTTAAGGAGAGGTGGATTGATCTTAGTGAGGTTGCAAAATGGGCCAGACAAAACTGCTCAAACTACCGCGCGGCGTAACAATCAGGAAACACCGCCAGGGCGAAACGATCAATATAACTTTCACCTACAAAGGTGTTAAATGTCGTGAGCCTCTTTCCAATCTGGAAGTAACACCAAAGAACATTAAATACGCCGAGCGCACACTCGGCGAAATTCATAATAAGATCGAAAGGGGAACATTCATTTATGCGGAATATTTTCCCCGTTCTGCTCGTTTGAAAATTTTTGGTAATGCTGCTGCAGGCAAAACGGTAAAAATGTACCTGGACGAATACCTTGAAATCTGCGAAACGAGAAAACTTTCACCATCTACGATTGGTGGTTATAAAAAATGCCGTAGTGCGTTAGCCTCACTCCACATTTGCCCTGCAAGTGAACTAACACCAGCAATCCTGAAAGCGTGGATTCAAAGCCAGAAAACGACCTTAAAAACAATTCGCAACCAGTTATCTTTCCTGCGGTCAGCACTTGATGAAGCCGTAACCGATGGGGTACTTCAAATTAACCCCGTATCGTTGGTAACTGCTTCGCGCTACCAAAGTGATAAGTCAGAAGCAGAAAGCAGCTACGTGGTTGATCCGCTATCACCAGCAGAAGTTGATGCATTACTAGCAGCAGCCGGAAACAAACAATGGGAGAATCTGTTCCGGTTCGCTATACATACAGGCCTGCGTAGTTCTGAATTATGTGCCCTTCGATGGCGTGATATCGACTTTGTTGGAAAAACTGCCCATGTCCAGAGCGCAAGTGTTGTCGGTGTTATCAAAGGAACAAAGACAAAAGCCGGTACTCGTAAAGTTGAACTGACAGAAGATGCAATGTTGGCGCTGATAAATCAGAAGCCATTTACATTCATGAAGGATGCTACAGTCTTTGAAGATCCAAAGACCAATAAACCTTGGGCAAGTGCTGATGCAATTAGAAAAAAAGCATGGGTGCCAACATTGCGGAAAGCAGGTATTCGTTACAGAAACCCATATCAAACCAGACATACATTCGCCACCAGCCATATCAGCCGGGGAGCAAACCTGTTTTGGCTTGCGGTTCAAATGGGTCATAAAGGACCAGAGATGTTATTTAGACATTATGGCTCATACCTCAAAGAATATGATGGAAATACATCTTTAAATAGAAAAAATAGATATTAATTTAGATAAAAACGGCCTTTACAGGCCATTATTCATATCAATGTATGTTGAATAGAATAATTTTCAACACCATAATGAGATGCTAATTTTGATAAAAAACCATCCTTTGAAGATAAAACATCATCTAACATATTTCGTCTTACTAAAGAGACAAAAAGTGCAGCTGCTCTGGCTTGGCAATTAATAGATTTCTCTGGATTAAATTCAATATCAGTAAATCCATCAAAATTTAATAGATGGAGTGCTAGATTTTTGTTTTGATTGAGCGCGCTCAAATATAACCAATCATAAAAAGCAGTCCTGGGGACAATGGGCCATATTGTATTATAAAATTTGAAGTTAACTAATCCCCCAGATTCCTTTAATCTCATATCTTTTTTTGCTTCTATCGAGCTTTTATCTAAGATATCGACATATGGTCCTCCCATTTCAAATACTTTACTTGCTTGAAATGCAGATTCAACTGTAAACTCTTTCCCAAGTCTTTTCGTCTTTATTCTTAGATTAAATGCACTAAGTGCTACCCCCAGCGCATCTTCGGATTTACTAGAAATTTCCAACAAAGAGTTCAATCCCTGCTCATTCGCTGCTGTATGTAACGCCCTGATCGATTTTTGCTTTTGCGTTTTAGACATACCAGGAGCCCAAGGAAAATCCACATCCTTCGTGATCGATAGTAAGTTCCCTGCGTTTGTAGGGACGAAAACAGGTCTAACGGCCATAACTTATCCTAAATAATAATGCCTCTGAGAATAAAGTGTTCTAGCATTAAGATTATCATAATATCTCTGTATTGTCTGTGGATATAATCTCTTGAAATGTTCAGCAGATTCTTTGTTAGGGTGAAAAGTTCTTATAATATATGAGGGAGGAATTTTTTCAAATACCAGTATTTCAGCTTGAACATCCGTCGTATACTCACTTGGAAGGTTTACATCTCTCTGAATCCCAAAAACATTCTCTGAAAACAAAGCACTAAATGCCTCAGCTCCTTTCATCAAATCAAGATTTATAAAACGAACGTTATTCGAAGCTGCGTTGGTAGGATAAAAAGCGCAATCCTTAGCCCAAAGAACAGATGGATTGATTTCTAATATAACCCAGTCCCCAGGCTTTAAACATCTATATTTATAAAACATTTTTGCATTAGGGTAACTTACGGACAAACAAATCGCATCTGGATGACCATCAATCCTTTCTTCATCATTACAATTATATTCATTATTTTCATTATCAAGTTCTGAACGAGACATAAGGCCATTATCTAAAATGGAAGTTAGATTATCGCTATGTGTAAAATGAAACAAGCTACGAATATTACGTTGCTGAATTATTTCCTGTATTGTCAT